GCACCATCGAGATAGGCTTGAATATCGACATAGTTGGCCGTGGCGATGCTGTTGTCCCAGATCAGGGCAGTTGTCTCGTCCATTGTTGTTCCACCATCATCATCATCATGGAAGAGGCGAAACGTAGCTGCCGAGCCTGTGGTATTCGCTATGATGATCCGAGTAACCTCAGTTTTCATTCCAGCCGTATAGAGTGTTGTCGCAGTCGTATTGCTTGGCCTTGATTGGGCCAGCAGGAAGCCGGGTGCGTAGCTTTCAGCCATTAGAAAATGAGACGTTTAATTTGCTCTCGGGAATGTTCCGGCGTGTAAAGTGCTGCTGAGGGAGCAGGCGCTAGCAAGCCTAGACTTCTCTCCCGCATATAGGATTCTGAACCTGGGCCTAAATCAAGAGCCGGTCTTCGGGGCGGGGGGATTTTAAGAAGCTCCGAGCCGACGTCACCAACACGGCCAAATAGTCGCCGCACTAACAGTTCTTCTAATTCTGGATCTACTATTTCGGCACCACGCCTCCAAAACGGATTGAGTATATCAACCGCTGATTTAAGTTTGCCTGTTGTCCCTTGCTGGGTAAGTTGAGAAGCAGCCCCCCCTATGCTGCTTTCAGCCGCTAATCGCTCAGATTCTTGACGAAATCCATGTGTTCTTGATTGGTGAAGGATTCTATTTGCAGCATCTTTATAGCCAAGCTCCCTCACTATCCCATCGATTAGCTTCTGTCCTGCTTCCTCGCCATAGATAGAACGCATTTTCTCTTCTTCCAGATGGTTTGGTCGCCACGGCATTTGGCCTTCTTTTGCCTCTCCCATTTTTCTCATTGCCTTTCCAAGCAATGCACGCATAGACCCTACTTTAAAGAATTCGAGTTCTGCTGGTGACATCGAAGACATTACTTCGTTAATCTCTTCTAAAGTAACAGTCCCCCACGCCTTTTCGCCCTTCTGAAGCGCCGTTTTTTCTGATTGTACATCGGCATACTGCCCGCGAACCCTTTTGTATTCAGGATATTGTGTATCAAGCTCATCAACTAAGTCCGCTTTGAGATTTACAAGTCTACGGCCTTTCGGGCTTAGCTGGCTGAAGCCGCTTGCTTGTGTATATTCAGGCTCGATCATTTCATCGAGCGCACGTTTAACCTCATCAAGTGTTCTAAGTGTTGGTCTTTTTGTTAGTTTGATTTCGTATCCGCCACCCTCAAGTTTATCCCCGAGTTCAAAATGCTCTTCCCATGGAATTTTACGATCTGTCTCAACAGCGTCTTTAGCAACCTGTAATGCTCGTTTCCCCTCTTTTGTTGCAAGAATTTGACTAATATTAGCAGAGAGTTCAACCGTTACATTATTAAGCACATCCTCATATTCCGGCCCAAGTCCTCGCATTCTTTCGCGTATTTGTTTTTGCATCTCCAGGGTATTGAGGTCTTTGAAATCTTCTACATTGACGGCTCTAAAATAATCCTTTATCAGCCTTTGCTGAGATGGCAATCCAGATCGTTGTTCAAAGAATTCCATAGAGGCTCTTTGCGCGGGGCCAGATTGGGCGATCGTTTGTCCTAGCTGAGCCAGCCCAGGAAATTCATAATTAATGGAGTAAGGGTCTTGAGTTGTTGCGTCTTCTCCAATTGCTCGCATTGTGGCAACTAAATCTTCAGGAGTTTTATCGCCTAATCGATTCCTAATTATCTCATCTGCTCTATGTCCAGCCGATCTTGCTTGGCCCAATACACTTTTCCCAAATTCTAATATCGGGCCGCCAATAACTCGCCCGGCGAGTATTGCCGGAGATAATAATCCATACCCTAAAGCAGCAGCTTGACCGCCTCTTTGCATATCACTTAGTATTTCTGGTGCTGTTTCACCCTCTCCATAGGCGTACCCAAGTGGCAGTCCTAATAAGCCACTAAGTCCTACACCGCTCCCATATCTCAGCATCCGTCCACCACGAGCTATCGCCTCTTTAGCTGAGGCAAGCCGATTTCTCAACTGGCTTAATCCCGATAGACCACCGAGTTTCGGCAGTTGCCTAGTAGCAAAACTTGCTAGTCCTGCTCCTGCCAATAATGAGGTCGGGATAGTTCCTAATATTTCGCTCCCAAGACCCAGTATCGGATGCTCACCTACAAATTGTTTTTGTTTTTCTCTTTCTGCATCTCGGTATGTTTTCCTCATACTGAGACCCTCTGGATCTAACATCGAAGATACTAAACCAACTGCCTCATCTGTTAGACCGAGAGATAAACCCTGCCCCGCAGACCGGCCCATGCCTGCAAGTAAATCTATCAATGACGATGCCGGCTGTGCAATTGGCGTTTCAACGGTTACAGGAGGCGTGCTAGTAGGCGTGCTAGAAGGCACGTCTTCTAATAGTCTTGCTTCGATTACTTCTGCCATTTTATAGCCTTACTGGATAGGCGTAACGGGATTCCATGTAAATACCTGATTGTCATACCCAGGTACTTTAAAATGAGCATCTCCGTTAATATCCATCCTATATGGTATTAAATTCGATAATTGATCTTTACTAATCGTTCTGCGTGACCCGTCTGTTAATTTTATTATTAGAGGCTCGTTCCCTAGCCCAGCCTTCATTCTTGATCGATGCACTAATACTCGGTTTATCCTGTCAAGAGAATCCAACGCATCAAGGAAGTTTTCTTTTGTCCCGAGTATAGATGCTGATGATTGCGATCGTCTGGCCTGCTCCCCTTCAACTTCGGTAATTGTGCCACCGCCTTTCAGTTTTTGAAAAGCCTGTAAAAATACCTGCCCATTTAGCTGATTCCATAATGCTGCAAAATCCGCATAATCAGTACCGGGATATTTCCACTCCAGAGTTGAGACTCCGAAGGGTATAGGAGATTGCCCCGGCCCCCAAGTTTGAAGAATTGTTGGGTCTTTGTTAGCTTCGGTTACTAACATCTGAGCCGGCGAACGGCCCGTAAAATCTTTAAGCTCGCTATCCTTGCCTGCGAATATTTTATCAAGCGCGGGGTGGTTCCTTAATCCATCAAGAACGTTCCTCATAACTCGATGCGCATCTCTTATTTCAGGGATTTTTTGTAATGTTTCTGCCTCAGTTTCAGATTGTGTTTCCTTAATTTTTCCCGCTGCTGATGGCTGGCCGAGCGCCGCATATACTTCTTGTGGTGAGGCACCTTTATTTGCTAATTGCTTGGCTCTAGAAATATTATCGTAGTCAAAGCCGGCAGTAATCAATGCCGGGATATCTGGCAATTCGACTTTTCTAGTAAGCGATCCGGCTGGCGGTAATTCTCCCTGCCGTAGCGCATTCATAAGCTCTGCCGGATCGCTTACATTATAATTCTCCAGCAGCTTTGCTACCGCGCCCATATCGACTGGCGGATTTTGTGTCTGTGACATTCTCGTGCCTGCTAAAAACGTGGCCATATCATTAGCAGAAGCCCCATATTCCTGTAGCCTCAAACCCTGGTCTCTTATCCCCTGTATTTGTGGTGAATATTCACTTGCGGAAGAAGGCGGTCTTTGAGCAATTGGTGCTTGAGCAAATGAGCTTGTTACTTGTGGCTGTATTGGAGGAGGCTGAAACTCTGGAAATCTTTCTACTAAGCTCGCAACCTTAGGCGTGAGAACATTTTGATCTAAAGTAACGCCGCCGATTGCTGGCGCTCTTTGTTGTGTTCTAGGCACCGGATAAGCACTAAGATTTCTAGGCTGTAATCTTTCTTGTAGCTGCGAGATAAAAGGTGGCGTTGTCACAGCCGATGGGCTTGCAAAAGACGGCTGGAATACTCCCACTCCAGGAGGTGGCCCCTGTCCTGCCATTGCGGAAGTTGGCACCTGTCCTCCTATCAGAGCTTTCATCGCCTGCTGTTGTTCTCTTAAGGCTTTATGACGCGCCCACGATTCCCGAGCAAGCGCCTGCTGCGCAAGGACGTCGGCGGGGATTTTCTGCTCGCTGATCGCAAGATTATGCGCGAGATCAGCGAATCTCTCACCAGCATTCGCGGCCGCTAGCCTACCTCTCACGTTAGTTAGCCCCTGGTTTATACTCCCGAGCAGTCCTCCTCCGGCTACGCCGCGGCCGCCGAATATTCTATGCCACAGATTGGGTGATGGTGCCGCCATTACGTTTCCCTCGAATTGATACGGCCTTGCAGGTAGCTGATCTTATCAGTCAGCACCACAACAGCCTTTTCTAAATCGTCCGTCTTTTCAATCATAGCGTTGTGCCTTCTTTCCGCGGCGTCATCTGAGCGATTCATTCGATCAATCAGTTTCACAATAATCTCGTATTGCTCGCGCAGTTTGCTGCTGACGAGTTTTTGCAGGAAGCCCCACATTGTCCCGACAAGCCCAAGGCAGACGGCGATAGCACCGCCCTCGAAAATTCCAATATCCATTTTTAAAAATCGACACGATGTTCATTCTTCACAGATAGCCCATCCGTTTTAAACTCCTTCCGTGGCTCACGCCTCTGGCGAAATATTCGGCTCGGTTGGTGGTGGTGGTGGTGGTGGTTCGCTTGGTCGCTCAATAATCAAATTACCATCGTCATCCGTTATTTCAGACGCTTTGATGTTCGGATCGTCACGTTCTGCGACCACCATCCATGAAATGGTGTCTGTCGATGATGTGTTTTGACATTCAATCGTTATAGTGTCGCCAGAAAAACTAGATTTTACGGCGTCCCAGCCTGTCTCATTCGATGTAAATGTTTGTATGTCTTTCGTTAACCAGGCAAATGTTCCGGCAGTCATTCCATATTTAGTGTCCATTGAAACTGTAGCTCGTCCATCTACAAGGGTAGCCCTTCCTCGGTAGATCAAGTCGCACTGCGGCCCCTCTATAAATGAGTGAAGTAAGTCCCAATCTTCACCTTCGACTTCAGATTTCAGTGGGTGCGGGATACGAAACGTACCAGACCCTTTGTACATCGCGCCAATGCAATACACCGATGTTCCAAAAACACCGTGAGTCGAATATCCTAAATATCCGTAATTGGACGTTACAGCAGCAAAACCTGCAACCGCGACATGAGAGGCGGAACCTGTCGCGAAATACCCAGAATGCCCGTTAACAGAATGACCGCGTACAGCTATTCCAGCGGAACTGGAGTTGTTGTAGCCATAAACCGCTGAAGACGTACCTGCATTTTTCTGGCAGTAAATTCCAAGTCCCGTTCCGTCATGCGTAATATGTAGTGCCGTTTGAGCATTAGAAGCGTGGTCTTGATGCATGGCGATAAGTTTGTCGGTGGTCGTGTTATCGTATATATATAGTTTTGATGTATCGTCTCCACTAGAATTGATACCAACATTCCCATCAGACCGTATGGAAATCGCATCGGTATCTGAAGCACTACCAATGGTGCCGTCGTCAGGAATGACAATGCTGCCACCCGTAGTCATTGTTCCGCCGCCCTGATACGTTCCTGACACATCAAGATTGGCGTTAACATCCGCTAACGTCGCATTAATTTCGACTTCATCGGTAGCATTTATATCTAGAATCGTTGCACTAGGCGCGTTTATATACTGACTAGCGTCGTTGAATTGTAGCTGTCTCGTACTATTTAAAAGCAGTCCCGTATCCGCTACGTGCGTCAACGAGACATCTTGATCTGCTCCGAAATAGAGTATTGCGGCATCTGAATCAAGAGCCAAGTCATCACCGACAAAGATATCACCACTTACTGTCAGATTTCCCGCAGACGATAACGACATTACTTCCGCCGCCGCCGCTGACGCGCCGGTCTTGAACGACAGCTTTGTAGCGTTATTGCTCGAACTGAAGTCACCCTCAGACACGGCTTCAATTGCAGCAGCAACTAAAATAGCGTCAGTGCCGGCAGCTTCATCGGGAGCTTGGAATTCAATCTTCCCAAGTACATCATTCGCCGCAATATCGGTTTCGCCAGTCTGCAACAGAAGCGTCATCGGCGTGTCATCACCAGTTTCGGTTTCTTTCATCGTCACGTTGCCAACCGACGAAATAGACATTTTTTCACTAGCAGCCGCCGACGCTCCAGTCTGAAACGAGAGCTTCGTGGCATTGTTGTCTGCCGCAAAAGTACCTTCGGAAATAGCCGCAATACTCGCAGCCAGGAGAATGGCATCCGTGCCACTGGCTTCATCGGGCGCTGTAAAATCCGTCCGGCCGAGGACGCTGCCGTCTGTGACGGTGGTGTCCGAAGTCTGTAGATTAAGGATGGCTCCGTCAGATGTCTTGGCTGTGATGTCGCCTGAAAACGTGGAGCCTCCTGCTAGGAGCATGAATTTATCAGCGCTCGCTTCGTAGGCAACGATGTAAATGCCGCCTGATGTGATGTCGCCTGCTCCTAGTGCGGCACCCGCGGGAGTGACGATTGATTTCGCGCCGACCGAATCGATATTCAGCGTCGAGCCCGCGGAGGTGCAGGTGTGATTCGCCTTTATCATGTAGGAGTCACCAGCGGCGTATGCTGTGACAGCGCGGGCCGCAGCTAGAACGTAGGCGTTAGAGCTTCCCGTCGTCGTCTTGGCTGCGCTGACATCTTCGTACCAGCGTTTGACTCTAGCGAACGACTCTCTCCATGAGTTGTTGACGCCACTGGGAGCCATGCCCTCCGGCATCCCGTTAGGACTAGCCGAATCGTTATCGTCAGCCGTGACTGAATAGTCTTTAATTTCTGCCATGAGTCACTCCACAAAACCTGCTTTATCAGCAATTATTTTGATCTTGGTGCGCATCCAAGATCGAATCGCTCCTTGCAGAATTGATTTGCCTTTCAGCCAGCCGGCGATGACCTCACTATTCCGATTGTAGAAGTCTCTGAACCATTTGGGGGCTTCATATTCCTTCCAGAAATAAAACATCACCCATTCCGGGTTTTCCGCGCCAAAAACCAAACGAGCAACATGGCAGGTGGGGGGATTGAAGATGTCTTGAAGGATGCCAATCAAATTAGCGCCTGCCGTAGCACGCCCAATATCACGCGCGAATTTATCTGTCGGCGTTTCTTTCTCTGCTCCGTATGGGCCTTCTATTGCTGCCTGATAGCGGCCTAAGACATCCCAGGGGCGCTCCTGCCCGAATTGGTGTCTGGCTTGCGCCTCGTTAATCAAGCGCTGCTCCTGAGTTTGTCGCTCAAGGCCAACTCCCGCTAATTTTTCGGCGTCAAAATAGCCGAGTGCCGCGGCTGTGGCGGGATCGCCTCGATACATTCTGTCGCGCTCGGCCTCATACGATCGCCCGTAAAGATTTGCGGCCAGCCCGCTAAGCTCGCGGCCCAATTCGCCTTGGCTTCTCCCCATCATATTCTGATACAGGCCGCTCCCGTAGCGCCCGGCGCTTCCCGCTTGCGCTCCTATCGAGGGGGCTACAGATTCGCGATAGGCGTCAGTCACGGGGCGCGCCGCTTGTCGAAACATCGCATCGATAAATGGATTGCTCTGCTGCCCCGGCAAAAACCCGCCCTGATATGTTTTAGTTAGCATATTTTGGTAGGAAGGAATAACAGGCTGTCCCGCTCGCGCTGTTTGCTCCGTCATTCCCATCGCTTCGGTTTGAGCAGGATCGAAGCCCGCGGTTAGCGAGCCTGGATAAAACTGTGGGCCGCCCTGCCCATACAAGTCTTGAGCGCCTCCCCATAGAGATTGCAGATAGGGCTGTTGCGGCCCCCACGGGGCGGTTGTGATAGTTGGCATTAGACTCTTCCTAAAAATGGATTTGAGTAATTTGATTGTAGCGAATAATCCCCGAATGGATTATGCGGGAAGCGCCCCGGCATCTCCTGGACAAACATCGGCTGTGGCGTGTATTCATAATTTGCGCCGTGATATGTAGGCGAATAAGATTCCGCCGGTATTCCAGATGGCGCGATATTAAGATTTATGCCTCCGTTTCCTCCTCCGCCTCCTCCGCCAAACAATCCGAGAAAAGCAGTAAACGGGTTAAAACCTTCTTCCGGTGTTTGCTCGGCATCTCCGTATGGCGCGTCCTGCCCTTCAACTAGCGGCGGGAAAGTGATGGGCAATCCAAATTCTTCTGGTTGCTCTTCATCTCCATATGGTGCGTCTGATCCCTGAGCTAGCGGCGGGAAAGTGATGGGCAGGCCCGTAGATGGAGCCGGATCGCTTCGATCAATTGAATCCTCTGACCCGCCGAATATTTCCTCGGCTGCATTGGCTATCGCCAGCGCGTCAACTGCCTCACCCACGCCGGGCGGTACATTTTGAAAGCCGCCAAGCACATTACTGGCGAGAGCAAACGGGTTAACATTTTCGCCCAGCCCGGCGACTGTCGTGAGAGCATCAAGCGCGCCTAGTCCAGTTTGTGCAAAACCTCCAAAAGCAGGCGCGGCCAGAGAAACCGCGGTTAGAATTCCACTGAGCGGATGGCCTTCGTCCGGGCGTTCCAATAGTGCTCTATTCTGCGCGTAGACTCTCCCCCCTATACCCAGCGATCTCTGTTGTGGACCGGGCCCTTTATTCGGGTTAGCCACGGCTTCCTGGATCGCTCTCTTCCAATATGTATATTCGGCACCGCGTCCGCCGCGTGGATAGAACGAGGCATATAAATTTGGCGTTGACGCCAAGCGGCGAATAGCGGGCGAATCATCTACATTTATCCACGCTCCGCGGCTGTAGCCATTCAGCACTGTAGGTATTTGCTGAATACGATATTGCAGTTGATCTCCCTGCATCCTGAAATATTCGTTGCGGATGGTGGGAAATGGCCCACTAACCGGCGGTAAATCGGCGCGCTCGGCATCGTATTCCGCCATTAACTCTTCATAGGCGGGGACTTTTGGAAGGCGTGATATATCGGCCAGACCCGCATTTACGAGTCCTTGCAAACCGGGATGAATGATAGGCTCGCCAGCGCGTTCACCAATTTTTCGTGCTTCTGCTGAGCGTCTGGCCCGATGCGCTGGCGAGAAGTAGTAAGAATAATCGACTTCCGGCTCTGCCTGAATTGTGACGGGAGATTGGCCACCGGCCTGGAGAGATCCGTACTGCTCAGGACGGCCTGTGCCACCAAACGGATTCTGGGATGTGTTGGGGGTGGCACTAAAAAACGCCATTACCTGACACCCCCCGTTTTAATACTCGCCCTCACGCCCATTGCGTGATCAAAGCCGCCCGCAATATCGACTCGGAATCTGAAATATCTAGAATTCTCTCTGAGATCGTGCTCGCCAGTCGTTGAATTCTGCACGACTCCCGATGAATAACTGTGATCTGACGTCAAGGTATTACGAGAGGCGAGGTAGACGGTATTCGTTGCTGTCGATCCCTGCACTAACGGCCTTACCCCATTGCAAAACATTACGGAGCCGTCCTCTGATGCGATCTCTGCTGTCTCGATTCTGGCAGTCAAAGCCGCTCCAGTAAAATTACCGCTCTTATGGGCTGTGTCGAAGGAATAAAGATTCTGGGTGCCTCCTTTATAGAGGTCGGAATCGAGAGAAGCTGGCAGCGCATCTATACTTGAATTAACCGCGTCCAATCCATCCAGCGTGTAGCCCGGCGATAGACCCTCGAAAATCAACTCTGTGTTGAGGACTGCATAACTCCACTGGCCCGTTTTCCAATCGTAGATCAATAACTCGTCCGGGCCGCTCGCGCCGTTTGGGTATGACCAGACGATTTTCGCATTCGCAACATCCACTGCTCCGGTAAGCCGATAATAGTCGTCTTTGTTGACTCGCTCCAGAAACCACAAATCGATTTTCTTATCACCAATCGGGACGGAGCCTCTGCCGATATCGTACCGCTGGAATCCGCTCTGGCTCAGGTAATAAACGGATGCGCCGTAGCGGACGACCGAGCGCGGCGCTGGCGTCCCAAGCTCAGTCTCGACTTCGGTGAATCTGAAGACTAGCGGCGGCCCTATGTACTCCATCGTCCAGATAGAGCGCTCCATCAGTATCAAACCGACATCGCCCGATGTGACCGCTTGAATCCTGCCGCCGTCGCCTACCAAGTCTTGAAAATCAGCTTGCGTGGCTGGGTCTGTCCCCCAGCTTGTCTCCTGCTCCTGGCCTGACCACTGGACTCTCCCAACCCCGGTAGACAGATTGCCGATTACTATAAACCCGCGCACGATCCCGATGTGTCTGGCCTTGGGAGGGCTGCCGCCTAATGCAGAGAAATTACTTCCTCCATCCAGCGGGCCTATTTGGATCACGTCCGCAAAATTCGTGGCTATGGTGTACTCACCCCACTTAATGAATGACCAGTGATCGTCTGTCGCATTCGTGTAAGTAGCTCCCGATTTATCTGTCCAGGTGCCGGATGCATAGCGGTAGAGCTTTGTTGCATCCCCAGCGTGCATCACGACGTTAGCGGAGGAGTCCTGGGAAGAGATAGCCCCCCGGGCGTACGCGGTAAGCGCATTTGAGTCAACGGCCAGCGTTGGGAATTGCTTATAAGTCCCTTCGTGCGGCACAACATTCTGGGCGTGCGTCGCTCCTGGATTGCCGAGCGCCGACAAATCTGGCAGAAACTCTCCGAATGGAATATCCACTACGGTGTGATTGAGTCCGTTTTAATCGCCACAGATCCCTGCGTTGTCCGGCCTTGGCGATAAGTTTCTGAGGCCGTCCAACTGGATGTCTTGTACTGGCTGAGCCATGTCCCCGCGGAGTTATTGTCTTGAATAAATCGAAATGCGTGGAATAACGTCGCTGACAGGTACACGTCAGGATAGTTGGTGATTACCCAGTTTGTCGTGTTGGAGTCCGACAGCGCCGTAATTTGAGGCCAATACGATAGCTCGTAGGCGTAATCAGAATCGGGAGCCATATTAAGCTCAATGACGTCCGAAATCGTATAAAACACCGGGAGGCCGCTCCCGGCTTTACGGTGCAATGACAACTCGTTAGGAGCTAAGTATCTCAAGACGGTATATTGATCTCCCGTCAAAAGAAACCGATACATTTCGAGATAGTCTGACGGCAGCGCCAGAGTCGACGTGCTGGCCGTCAGCGTGCCGGTAGCCCTGGAGATATTCGACCGAATGCCGCCAATATCGGGGCTTTCCGAAGGCGCTGGCTCGCGCTTCAGGTAGGTTTCTGCCAGATCGATAAACTCGTCGTAGTAGGACGTTAAATCATCCCTCGCCGTCCAGTTGCCGATGGCGGTTTTTAATTCAGCGTACGTCGTGATTGCCATTGTTTTTTCCGCTCGTTGATTCCAGAAATGACAAGTTTTGCGTGGACTGAATCGCCCATCAACTCAAGCCAACTGCAATTCCCTAGCATGGCTTCGTATTCTGACCACCATTCTGCCGAGTAGTCGCAATCTCTCGTCTCGGGAAAGTGCGGAATGCCGGCAGTGTAATGAATAATCGAGGGATTATCTTTAGGCTCATCATAGCCCACGCAAAAGCTCCACTCCTTCGGTAGCTCGCCAATGCTTTCGGCCCATTCAAATGACTGCGGCTGGGTATTTTCATCATTGATGTAGTCGACGGTGAGCGCCTTGCATTTCTCATTGTTGAATAGCATCAGGGAGGGCCACTCAAATCGCTCCTCGCCTTTGACGACATATACAGGATGTTTCTCATCCATCAGCGGCGAGAGCTTATTGATATCGTCGAGCACCAGCATATCGGCATCGAGAAATAAGCTCGTACCGACATAACCACTCAGCGCTGGGACGAGATACCGCGTAAAGGTGAAATCAGTTAGTCCGATTCTCGTCACGGGCGTTGCCGGCAAAATCAACGGGATAATAGCCACGGGGGTAGATGCCCGCCTGGCGATACTCCACTGAAGGACGTTATAGGCGACGGGCTGTCTTGGATCAACGCCGATGTAGATTCTCATTATGCCGCCTTTCTTACCGGGCCTTTATTGACTAACTCCTCCAAGCGCTTTTTGACTGCCTGAATCGCGCCATCTTTACCCAAATCTTTGCGACGATAAAACTTTACCGTCTCCCACCACGGGCAGGGGCCGCTGAATCCTTCGTGCCAGTGCGGGGTGGCGTGTACTAAAACCAATGCCGGCTTGCCCAGCGCTCCAGCTAGGTGGTAAACCGCTGTCGGCACGCAGACGACGGCATCCAGGCAGTCGACTAAAGCCGCCGTGTCTTCGTAGTCCGCGCTCTGCGTACCCCACGAATAATCGAATATCTTAATGCCGGTTTCGCGCTCAAACATTCCAATCTCGTCGCTTTTATCCTTGTATTCTAAGGATATCCAATCGAATGGCATTTCTAGCAAGGGCTTTAAGTCCTGCAAGCGCAGACTTCTATCGCGCCATCCGGCCGAGCCGGTCGAGCCGCCCGTCCAGGCAATGCCTATTTTCGGCTTACTCCCGCGGGAGTTAAGCAGTCCGCGCCATTGCAGTATTTTTTCCGGCAGCGGATCTAAGTAACGGCCGCGTGGCTTTATTTCCGCCCATTGCATCGCCGTCGCCATGCTGGCCTGGTAATCGCTTTTCAATGCCCAGTCGAAGCGCTTCAGGTGCCAATCGCCGTGGACTTCGGAATGCGGGAAAGCGCGCTGGAATAATTTCTTTAGTTTAGCGACGCAGTTGATCTGCGCGGGGCGGACAGGCATCGCAGACATAAAGGCAATTTGATCTCCTATGCCCTGATCTCCGTATATTAGTATTCGCCCCTCCTGCCCTTCCCACTCGGGCGCGCCATAATCATGTTTCGGGCGCATCCCGTGGTGGCCGATCTGAAACTTGTAGTGATACCAGCCCTCTTTCCACAGCCTTTGGTGGAGCGCCGAAGTGGCTATGGCGATGTGCGCTTGACTGTGATCTTCGATTTCAAGGCTCTTGCGCCCCCAGTATTCGGCTTTTTTAAAATTAAGCGCCTGTGAATACGCATTAGCCAGCAGTCGATAAACAACCGCTTTTTCTCTCTCCGTCTGATTTTTCGGCATCGCTTTTAAAGCGGCCTTGAGCGTTTTTGTGGCCGGCTTCTGTAGGTTGGCCTCGATTGCGCCCAGCATGAGCAGGGTGCGCCAGTTTCGGGCCTTCTGGACGGCACATAGGGCAATCGGATAGGCAAATGGCCCGCGATCTGTGTCCATTAAAAGGCGGCACAAAACCTCCCACGCCTCGACATCATCCGGCTGCTCATGCAATCGCTCGAGGAGGCAGGTGGAGGCAAACCCCTCATCGTGATGATTTAGTGCCGTCCTGGCGTCTTCAACAAGCTCAGACACGGCCCGTCCCTGTCCGCAGATAGGCCCAATCACGATCGTTAAGCAGCTTTTTGACTGCGGGCCAGTCGTTTTTATTGAAGATGTCGACTTTTAATTCTTTCTTCCACCGCAGCATCACCGCATTCGGAATCGAGGCGATGTGCCACCAACTCGCTTTGATGCCCTGCTGCGAGTGCTCATTCAAGCCTTTGCCGCCGCTGCCGCAATGCCTGATGGCTTTATTGCTTTCCAGCAACGACTCGACATCCTGAATCTCGGCGATCGTCGTCTCTTTTGTCAGGTGATCGTAGTCGTGCCAGACCGCCGTTTTGGTGTCGGAGTCGTAATCAATAAGCCGCTTCATGTGTGACGCTTTGATCCGCTGGAAAAAGTCGCGTGCTTCGGCATTTGCGATGTGCCGCCCTTTGTAAAGTTGCCAATTCCTTTCATGCGTTGGCTTCTGTTACTGGAGAAATTTGAGCCGCCTGTCATGCTGCTCTTTTTCTTCGGGTTGCTTGATTTGCCATATCCTTTCATTTCAATTTCCTCTTGAAAAGAGGGGCGGGTTTCCCCGCCCCTAACAAAGCACCGGGGGAGATGCTTACGCGGTGGTTGTCGTGTAAATCTTACCGGACGCGGCCTCGTTTAAGGAGGCCAGAGTGTACTCGGCAAGTAACATCCGTCGATCTGAATCACCAGTCTTGCTCAGCTTGGTGGTCTGAATCGGGCGGAGGTAACAAACGGCCCAGTATTCCATATCCAAGCACATTACTGTCGCCGCCGGCTGGAATCTATTAGCCACGATCTGGTGCTGACCAAAATCGCTGACATAGACATCCGCGGCACCGATAATCGAGCCGGGAGACATTGGGCCGGAGGGCTGTGCATCTCTGTACAGCGTGCCTATTCCACTGAATCCAGACGCTTCTTGTTTATTGAATGACCCGCACATGATAACCCCGGGCGAGCCACCGTTGTCCCAGCACTTCTTAACGACAGACTGGAGATTGGCTTCCACGAATGTGGCTGCCGTCCCCGCAGTCGGATCAGTCGCCGGAGCGCCGGAGGTAGTCGCTGGAGTTGTCGCACTCGCGCCCTGCTGTACCTGGTTGCTGGACAGCCACGCACCCAAACCTGCTAGATTTCGTGCTGTAGCTGCGCCGCCAGCCGATGCAGCCTGGTTGCCGCAAAGTGCCGTCTCCATGTCACGCTTCAACTCTCGGCCACGCTTTGAGATTTGATAAGAAAGCTCGTTAGCGCGCCCGGCCGTGTTAACAGCCTCAAGCGTCCCGGTGACACGCGGCACCTTGGTGGAGATTTGCGTGTAGTTGCCGAGCCGAGAAGTTGCCGACGCCGTGTTGGTGGTGGCGTCATCTCCCTCGATAACGGCATTGTTGGCGGCGGCGGCGAGCGAGTCAGTCTGCCACTCGTACAAAGTCATCGTCGCCGTATCGCGCCGAGCATTTGTTAAAAATGGCGTGTCCATAGGAGAAATATCGAATATTACGTCCGACAAATCCTCTCGCTCACCGACCGCAGCATAAGTCTGATATGAGCCAGTTGGTACGGCCATATGCTTATCCTCCTAATCGATGTGTAATCAATGCAGCGGCGTCATCTATCGAGCCTGACTTCTTCAATTTAGCCCGCATCTTGACCTCTGCATCCTTCTTGGTTGCATTCTTAGACCGTTTGGCTCCCGGTGTGAGAATCTTTTTGCCTAATTTCACAACCTTTTTCGTCGCAGCTTTCCCGGAGGATTGCATGGCATCGTATTTCATCGCCTTGCGAGCTAACACAATGGCGCGATGATCGTATGCCTCATCAATTTCCTGCTGGTTATAGCCGCTATCCAGGAGGTACTCACGCAGCGGTGCTTGCTCGGCTTGCATCACGTTTTCGTCCTTCCATTCCGGCACTTTTGCGATCATCGATCGACGCTCTCGCTCGATGACTTCTGACAGTTGTGCTTGAAATTCTTGCTGTTTCATAGCCTGATCTTGATCCCACTTTGCAGCCGCCTGATTCCGCATACCAGTTAGCATCCTCTGGCGATCTTCAAAGTCCTTCTGGCGAATGAGATACTCAGTTTGGTTGCTCGCCTTGAGTTGCCCCCAATCCACCTTGGAATATTCTGCACTCAGTTGCTGCTCGACAGAATTTAAGAGACTAGCCGACTCGGCAACAGCTTTCTCTTTGTGCGCTTCAAACTGCTGCTTCTCCGCTTGCAGCGCGTCTCTTAAATCCTGCGCCTCTTGCGTAAGGCGATCTGCTTTCAACGAATTGTGATAACCGTCCTTCCATTCCCCGATCGAGACATCCTGGCGCTCGCCGTGGGCGTCCGTGATCGGAAGTTTGAGATTGTAGAGATCGGACATCTCGATGCCGAGATGATCGGCAAGCTCGGAGAATGTCTCTAACGCGACCTCTTCGACTTCACCCTCTCCTTCAGAACTCTCTACTTCGGGAGTCGCTTTCTCTGCTTCTTCAGGGGATTCCTCTCTAGCCTCTACTGGTGTCTCAGCCTCAACCGGCGCTTCGGCAGGGGCTTCGGCCGGCGCTTCGGCAACAGCTTCGGCAGGAGCTTCGGGAGGGGCTTCAGGAGGGGCCAATGCAGCAGAAATACGCTCCTCGATAGTCGCTTGTGCCTCAGCCATTTTTCTCCTCCAGTTGAATTTCCGCCATCTCGCCAGTCTTCATAACAGTTTCGATATGATCAAAAACAGCATTTGCTGCAATGAGCATTTGATAGATCGTCTCCCTTTCATCGCCCTGCGTCATTGCGGTAGTTTGCCACGCCTCGCTCAATCCGTCAGTAATTGTCTGTTTTGCCTCTTGCCATAGGGGGCTGTCAAGAATGATTTTAGCCTGATGGCCTCTTTCCCGCTCCTTGATTCTGGCGTGATCATCCAATTTGCGTCACCAGCCCAGATCCATCCCGCAAGACGGCCTGATCTCCGATTTGTATTACAAGCCCTTGCGCATCCCGCTGTATAACCCGCGGGGCGGGGGTTGCCAGGGCATCGAGCCGCTGGCTCAACTCCTGATTCTGGGCGACTAGCTGCGCGATCCATTCACGCATTTCACTCAAATCTACAGGCTCGGACTGGCTTTGCATCAGCTTTGTGACGTTATCGACCTGATTCTTATAGAGATCGATTTCCTGATCTCTTTCGGCCTTGACCGACTGAAGCTCTATTTCTAGGCGTTTCAACTCGTTTTCCGTTTCCTGTTTGTCCATCTGGATCTCAAGGCTCGCCACCTTCTGCTCGGAATCCGTCTCTCTCTGGAGTGAAACAAGCTGCGCTCTCATTGTCTCGATCTCGATCTTCAACGTCTGCTCCTGGCCCTTCAAGTCCTGCTCGCGCATCTTCATCTGCATATCCATCTGCATTTTCTGGGCGTCGAGCTGATTCTTCTGGACTTTGCTCTCCGCATCCATCATCAGGGCTTTAGCGTGCGTCATCGCTAACTCGGCTTGAGCATCAGGCTGTGGCTGCGGCGGCGGTACGGTACGGGGATCGGTGAAGTAGGCGCTCGGCTCAAGTCCGAAGGCGTCCACCATATCCGCAAGAGACTGATAAACCTGATGCGGCTGGATGATCATGC